GAGCCGTGGCGCTCCCACAATGGCAGAATAGAGGGCTAGATCGTTGTATATAAAGGGGTTTTTGGTTTGGTGCAAATAACTTGATTGAGATTGACTCTGTGGTGTTTTGGTGTAAGCCGAGCCATGTACCTCAAGCATGGTCTCAGTCAGACTCCAGAGTATCGTTGTTGGCAGCAGATCAAGTCTCGTTGCCTTGAGCAGCTCGCTAAGCGCGTTCCGTATAAGAAAGTGGCGGCGGATTTCGGCATTGGGTACTCTTTGGTTGGTAAGATCAAGCGTGGACAGAGCTGGGCTTAGTCCCTTGCTTGCTTGTTTTTGTCGGTTCGAGGTGAACCCGGCGTAATCCTGTGGTTTTCTTTTATCAGACGGGATCAAGGAGGCCTTCCCTTGTCCACGTCCCGTCTACAGTTTCAGGACTATCAGTTCCGGGTCACTCTCTTGAGTGGGCCTTGGAAGTGGACGACTCGCGTGGATGTGTCGCAGGCGTTGCCCACGACTCAGATCCGGGACGTGATCACGCCCTACGGGATCCTTCGCGACACCATCCCGATCCCCGGCGAGGTCGTGCAGGCGATGGCGGACTCCATCACGGAAGTCCAGCAGTCGTACACGCCTAGCATCCTGCTGAACCCTCTGTCTCTGACGTTTGTGTTGGACGAGGGGCGAGGCGTGTCTGCGGCCCAGTCGGTTCAGATTACGAACAACGGTTTGTTTGGGTCCTTGCTGGGCGCTTCGATCACATCGTCAGCCCCGTATGTGTTCTCGATCCCAGCGAATGTGAGCGGTCTTGCTGCCAATGAGTCGGGTAGTTTCGATGTGTCGGCAGACAGCTTGAATCTGCTGTCCTTGGGTAGCCCCTATTCAGCACTCCTGACCGTGCAGAGTCCTCAGGCTACAAACAGCCCCCAGGTGATCCCTGTCAATGTCGTGGTTCGCCCTAAGGCTGTGATCGCTACTTCGGTGGCGGGTCTAAACTTCAACGTTGCGGCACCGCTGAGCGGGTCGTTCCCTCCTATCCCGTCGCAGCAGTTCCTGCTTTCTAATACGGGCGACCCAACTTCTGTTCTGGACTACCAGATCCGTAAACTTAGCGGCGTTCCGTGGGTCGTGAGTGTAGCTCCCGTCTACGGTTCACTGAACGGTGGGGGCGGTCAACCCGTTACCGTAGTTGTGGTGCCTACGCCGGGTATGGGTCCTGGTACGTATACCGAGACACTTAGGATCACGGGCTACAGCTCGAACATGACTCTAGACGTTTTGGTCACTCTCAACATCTCGTGATCACTATGAGTGAAGGCGTGTGCATAGCATGTAACAAGCTTGGCCCTTTAAAACGGGACAGACAGTACACGACTGGTTTTTCCAAGACGTGTAAGAAATGTGCTGCTAAGCAATCTAGACTCTATGGTGAACGGAATGCCTTGAAGCCTGTGTCACCAGCCCCGGATAAAACATGTACGGAATGCGGTGGGTTAGGCCCGTTTGGTAAGCAACGTAGGTCTAAAGACGGGTTCACCGCCAAGTGCAAGGAGTGCTCTAAACGAATGCCATCCAGATGGCTGTACAGACAACTTCTTTTGATTTTACCTCTGCTATCTGCATAACAACCAGGTGATGGTGATGATATGAGGGACTTTGATCTTGGTACTATTAGTATGTCGGGTGCTTCCGGGTTAGACGCTCTGTTTCAACGTGAAGCTCATATCCTCAACCCGCACCCCACGGGACGCACCAAGGTGGCGTCAATCCGGGATTTGAGCGGATTTGTGCGTTTGTCCTCGGAGACGTTGATTCATCGGAGTGACCGCGACCTGTGGGCACTCAAGAAGGAAGCTGACGGTAACTACTTCATCGAGCGCTTGTTCGATGACAATGGTTCACCACTCAAAGGCTGAACACGGTGGAAGCACGCAAGAAAGCACGAGCCGCAATGGCACGCCACGTTCAGGCGTCTGAGCGTTCTCAACTTGAGTCCCAAATGAAAATTGCGGGTCTTGCTGGGGACGTGCGTGTTGCAGGTGAGGTGCCCAAGCCGCCTAAAGTTGGAGCCATCGACAACGAGGTGGGCGGCCATCTCAAGCGTGCAATTCCATCGGACTACGATTACGATCCAAAGGCAATCAAGCCCTTGGCCAAGATGCTGTGGGCGTTGAGTGTCAGTTTGGGGCACGTGATGACGGCGCACCGTCAATTCGTGAAGCTCAAATCGGCCACTATCTCTCCGGACGGTCTTGTCGGGGGGCGCGGTTACGTGATGTCCGTGAAGGATGTTAGGACCGCTTTGCACGATGCCGCTGAGGCAATTTCAGCCGTTTCTGACACGATTCACGACGAACTTCATGCCCCTCACTGGCGTCCCAAACTGGGGGAGCTGGAGAAGAATGATGTTGAGGGCATCGAGCGCTTGGTCGGGGATGCTGAGCGCATCATGGAAGATCCTGAAGGGACGACTTCCGACGACGAGCCCGAGGATATCGAGAAGGCCGAGAAGTCGGGCCCGCAGACTGACCTAGAAGGGGACGATGCTTCTGGGTCGGAGATGCCCGACGGTGGGGACTACCCGGATTCTACCGCACAGCCCGCTCAGGACATGCAGACCAAGCAGGCGTCCTATCGACGTACCGTGGAACCCTTGAGTCTATCTGCCCGCGTGCTGAGTCGGTTTGCTTCGTCGTTGCCCGTTGAAACGCTTCCGGGGCCGCGTGTCAACCATTTGGATCGTGGGGACGTTGATCAGACGGGTCCGTTCGGGTCGTACAACTCCGAAGAACCACAGTCGATGCACGACAATTGGAGTCGCAACGATGGTGGTCGGGGCGGCGAGTACGACTACGTATCGGACTGGGACAACGATTTGTCCGAGAAGTCCGCGACCTCGATGGTCCCAGATTCCAATACCGAGCCTACGCCCACCCAGGGTTACGACTTCGGGATTGGCTACGGCAACGGTAATGATGCCCACGGGCAAGGTGCGGGTGGCTACGGCACCGTTGATACCGACGGCAAGGGTGTGTACGGCCCTCATGCGGAATTGCCCGACGACCCAGGTGCGGGCGGGCATGACGACGAGAATGACACCACCCCGAGTATTGAAATCTCGGTGAGTCGCAGTTCAATGCCCAGGACGGCGGCTGCATACGAGATGAAAGACCTTCGGTCTATCATCGTAAGAGGTCGTGAGTACAAGGTTCGCTACGTCACGCGAGACCACGGGGATCCGATTGCCGTTATTGATGTTTCTGGCGAAGAATTTGATGGTGAGACAGGGCCCTTTGGTGGCGACTATGGGGACGAGTATCGACTTCCGCGAGACTTCGTGGTCCCTCAGAATGGTAGGGCTCGTCTAGCTAGTGCCGATCCTTGGAAGGTCGATGCCGTGGCTGAGTTGCCCAATGACGGTGAGCCCCCGGTGGCCCGTTCGGATTACTACCAGGGTGACAAGGGCTCGAATCTTGTGAACTCGGTTAGGGGCGATTCAGAACTCCCCGGTGAGCCGACCAACAACTACGAGTTCTCTAAAGATGTGCACCCCGGTCTGGGTTATCGCTATGAGCAGGGTGCTCAACCTTACATCAAGTGGGACTCAGAAACTCACAATATGCGCCCCGATTACGTTTACCAACGTGAAGTCCAAGGTCCTTACGTTAAGCAGGAAGGCTGAGCCATGTCCGAACTGGATCTTAGTTGGTTTTTGAAGGATGCATCCGTGGCCGACCTTGATTGGCTTGACGTGGACGAGGAGCAGTACCGGGCGATGGATACGCTTCCGAAGCAGAACCTGGACATTCGTCCGGACCTGGAAGCGTTGTGGGCACGTGAGGGGGAATCCCCGACCACGTACCTGATCCCGAATCAGGTTCCGGTTCCGACTCCGGGTATCGAGGATCCCAAGACCATGGGCGACATGTCCCAAGCACATGGGAGGTTACGTGCTCAGGCAGAAGAAATCGCCAAGGTGGCGAGACTGGCTTTGATGCAGTCCGACGATACGGGCCGCCTGCGTGGTGAGCTGGTCAAGCGCTTTGGTCTTGAGCCGCTACGGGAGCATCGGGCCGTGTTGGCAGCCGTCCTTCAAGAGCGTGGCCTCTTGGGCCGTCTCTACGTCGCGGCACAAGACTTTCCGACTTGTGATCGGGGTGGTTCCCCGGTTCAGTTCGTTCGCAAGTACGCCTCTGAGGCCAAGTACGTGTTGGCCAAGAAGGCTTGTGAGGGTTGCTGCCACTCGAAGCCCACGGTGGCCGGTGGCTCGACCTGTGGGCAGTTCCAGAAAGAGATCAAGGTCCAGGTTCCGTACACGGAACACCTGGCTGAGGCCGTCGAGACAGCTCAAGCGGCTCGTGGTCGGGAGATCCAGGCGGCAGTCTCGGACCCCAAAGAGCGGATCCGTCAGGCCTTCCTTGCGCCACGCTCTACGGCGGTTCGTGCCGTCTACGAAGGCCAGGGCGAGGGTAAGATCCCGAAGCTTGCCGCGTCGGCACCTGGGGTTGCTCGGGGTCAGTTGCTGGAGGCTTCGTCATTGGTCCGTAAGAAGGTGGCTTCCGAGCAAACGGATTTGGAAGCCCGTCCGGTGATGGCCTTTCTGCACCGTGAAATGGTCAAGGGTTTGTCCCATGGTGAGCTGGCTAAGACTCTCAAGCTGGCCTTTGACGAGAGCTTGCTGAAGCGTACGCATTCCCATTGGGGCAAGTTGCTCAATGAGTCTGGGCTCTACGGGGTGGTCTATACGAAGCAGGCGAGCTTCGATGACTGCCGCGTGGGGGCGGACTTCTTGGCCAAACACAATCCGAGTGTTCGGGCAATTGTTGCTGGGGATAAGTGCGGTTCGTGCATCTACAACAAGGCAGCTCGTTGCATGATGTACGGTAAGTCGCTCGTCACTAGCGCTTCTGAGGTCGTGACCTCAGCGACCGTTGCAGCAGTTCTGCTGGAGCACAGCACAGCGGGTCGTCTGCAACCGTGGGATGCTAAGACGGCTTCGACATGGGGCGACAACCCCGTCAAGGCGCTCAAGGCGATCCATGAGGTGACTCGATCTTCGTACCTTCCGCAAGTGGCACCCGTTCGGATGGGCTTCATGCAGGGCTTCCACGGGCAGACGGTGGGGCACACCACGAGTGGTTTGGATCGCCGTGGTATTGTGAAGCAGGCCTCGAAGTATCTGAACGAGGGGCTGTATGGGCAGGACTTGCTGGCTGCCCTCAAGAGTCGCTTTGCGACGGCTGATCTCGTGGCGTCCAAGGACGAGCTTCGTTCAGTGCTGGCGGAGCAGGGGCTTCAGGGCATCTACTACGTAGACCCGAGCGTCTACGATGACTACGGCAAAGGCTGCAAGGAAGCTTCCCGGTTGCACGGAACTCGCGTTGTTGGCTACCTCAAAGAGGGTTCCAAGTGCGGGAGCTGCGTGCATCAGATCCGTACGGGTTTCTGCTCGCAGATCAACAAGCAGTTGGTGGTAGAGCCGCCATACGTGGACAAGCTGGCGCAGCAGCGTGAGATCCTCGCTTCGGGTAGTTCTTTTGAGATTGAGCCCGACACGATCATGCACAACGCCAACACGTTGGCGGAGTTCGAGATGCAGCACGAAATGGCGGTGGAGGTCAAAGAGGCTTCTGCTCCTGGGTCCGTGGCCATCCAGTTCGGCACGGGGAAAGTTAGTCTTTGACCTACGCACGAACAGTGATGGCGCTGCGTGTGGCGGCTCGTTTTCAACGGGCAGACCAACCGGCGGGTGCACGCAAAGAGGTGCGTGACCTGGTTAAGCCCGTCAACAAGCCGAAGGGTATCTCCAGAGAAACGCTCAAGGATTACGTGACTACTGAGGATGCTGAGGGGCAGGCACCTAACAAGCGTGACATTCGTCCCGAGGACGTGTTCCAGCCGAAGCCGAAGAACATGAATGTGCTCGATTACGCCCTCAAAGGGTGGCCTGGGTCGAGTGACGACTATGAAGATATGGGGAAGGCGATCAATCAGCAGATCCCTAAAGACAAGGGCTACGCCACTGTGAGTGGGCTCAGTCAATACCTCGTAGAGACAGACGGTGGGGGCGGCACCAAGGCTGTCGGAAAGAAGTAACTATGGGGAACAAGGTACTCGATATGGAAGATGGTTTGGACGGCCCCCCAGAAGCCGTTACCCCTCTGCCCAAACCCACGCATCAGGTAAGTTTCTTACCCACGAGGACTGTGGCCCCAGCGGGGGGACGTGCTGCGGGTGGCCGTACTCGTCCGGCGGGTAGCCGTTTTCAAAAGCCTACGGCAGAGGATTTGGAGCATTACGAGGCCACGGCAGAGGAACGCAATCTTTTCATCGCCAACGATCCGGTGGTTCGTAGTGCGGCGGGCCGCGACCCTGTGGCCTTGTTGGGTACTTTGAAGGCTGAGGTTGCCCGTGAAGCGGCAGCTCTGGTCTACCAGCGCATCGAGAACGAGAAGATGGGCAAGGACATCTCTCAGGTTAGCGGGCGTCGTATCGATGCCCTCAAGAAGATCGCTGACATCGAAATGGAGATGCGGAAGATCGGTTTCGACCAGATCGATGTTCACAGCGAGAAGTTTCAGCGGATCTTTAAGCTGTGGATCGAGACCATCCGTACTGTGGCCGAGCACACCCTAAACCCCGAGCAACTCGACTTGTTCTTCAACCGGCTGACCACTGAAATGGATGGTTGGGAGGACAAGGCTGAGGACTTGATTCGGTGATGTGTGCCACCTAAGAAAAAACCATCTGGGGATGGCATTGCGAGTCTTATTCGGGACGCTGGTGCTCGGGCTAAGCTCGCTGTAGAGCATAAGCAACAAGCTCTAGACCATGCGGCAGCGGTAGAGCTGGACCCGAGTGCTGAGCTTATCGTGGATGAAATTCGTCCATTTAAGCCCAGGATCTTCAACATCCTAGAGTACATCGAGCAGTCCTGGGGACTGGGGATGAAGCTGTTCCCGGCACAGCGCTTCATCGTCAAGCTCTACTACCACCTTCCGCTTGAGGAAAAGGAGAAGACGATCGAGGTCCGAGACATGCTCGGATCCAAGATCCTGCACTACTTCACCGAGAAGGAGTACCTCAAGTTCCTTTACGAAGACGGCCGCTGCAACATTGGAGAGCAGGATCACGAGAGACGTGAGCTTGTGTTGGCCATTGGCCGCAGGGCAGGAAAAACTACATTATCTGGAATCTTTGCCAGCTACGAGGTCTACCGTCTCCTGAACCTTGGCAACCCGCAGGAATACTACGGCCTCCCGAACGGCAACCGCATTCAGATCATCTCGGTCGCCACGGACAAGGACCAGGCGGGTATCTTGTTCAACGAGGTGACCACGCACTTGGCGAAGTGCGAGTATTTCAAGCCTTACGTTGCGAACAACACGCTCAGTCACATTCAGTTCCGAACCCCGTACGACATTTCCAGGTTTGGCCCCTCAGCCCGGCACCAGAACGGCAAGTTCGTCTCGTTCAACGGCAAGGCTACGCTGCGCGTCACCTTCAAGTCCTGCATCGCAAAGGGCCTTCGTGGTTCCGGTAACGTGGTCGTCATAATGGACGAGATGGCCCACTACCAGGACAAGGGGCAGTCGAGCGCCAAGGACATTTACGACGCCGTTACGCCGTCTACCGCCGCCTTCTCGCCCAAGACTTTGGACGCGAAGGGGCAGCTCATGCCGATCGTGAAGCCGGACGGAACGACCTATCCGGTCGAGTCTCGGATCATTACGATTTCGTCCCCGCTGAACAAGCACGGGCAGTTCTACGACCTGTACTACAAGGCGATGAGCCGGGCCCCGGGGTCGGACAACATTCTGGCGATTCAAGCCCCAACATGGGAGGTGAACCCCACCCTACCCTCGTCCTATTACGTTCAGAAGTACCACTCGGACCCGGCGGTGTTCCTCACGGAGCACGGCGCTCAGTTCAGCGATCGTGTCCGAGGTTGGATTGAGCGTGAGTCGGATCTGGTTGAGTGCGTTGAACCTGATCTGCGGCCACAGGTCATGGGCATTCCCCGGTACCCGTACCAGATGGGGATCGATATCGGACTCGTGGGCGACGGTACCGCGATTGCGATCACCTGCGACATCAATGGCAAGGTGCTGTTGGCGTACCACGAGTATTGGCAGGCAGGTGTGGATTGGCGTGAATCGAATCCGCATCTCGGCAGCAACTACTCGACCGACTATTGCAAGGGTTTGGCCACGGTAGATCGCCTGGATTTCGAGGAGATTGGCAATTGGATCCACAAGCTCTCCAAGCGCTTCTTTATTACAGACGGCCTCTTTGACCGCTGGAACGGCATCCCGTTAGAGCAGGCGTTGCTCAAGAAAGGGTTGACTCAATTCAAGAGTGAATACTTCCAACGTGACCTGGCTTCACGCATTTACCAGAACACCAAGATGCTGATGTTCGATAAGAGCCTCCGGTTATACGACTTCCCGAGGGGCACAGGGGCTAAGCACTCGCTGCTCCTTGAGGAGCTTCTCCAGCTACAGGCTCAACAGATGTCCAAGAACATTGTGGTGGTGCAGGCCCCTCAGACAGCAGGGCACCACGATGACTTGAGTGATGCCCTGGTTCGGGCCATTTGGCTTACCTCTGAGCGCATGCGCAATGAGAAGTATGTGTACGGGAACTCGGCGGGTGTGCCCGATCATGCGGGTTCAGCGATGAGCGCTGGACGCTACCAGATGATGCGTGCTCGGAGTCACGGGGGTTTCTCGGATCGCACCGTGAGCAAGAACATTGGCCTCCGGCAGCGTTCTGCGCTGCGGGTCCCTAGGTAATCCTCTTGAGATTTGGCTTTAGCGTAGATGGACGAAAACCCACCACTGGTCTTTGCAAACAAGGTCATCCGCCAGATGATTCAGCACATGGTAGCTGAAGATATGGTGGTTGATCGTAAAGACTACTTGGCCATTCGTGTGGTATTTCGGAAGTGCGGTGGTTCTTGGGCGAAGTTTGTTGATGGCGAGCTTCCTCAGTTCGAGCTTCTCAAAAGCGTGATCACGTCCTGGGGTCAAATGTCCGGACGCCAGAAATCCTCGGACCAGTTGATCTGACATGGCAACGGAACTCTTTCGCTCACGTGACCTGATCGTCTTCTCGAAGGGCGCAACGTTTACCGTTGATGTCCCCGAGACGGCTGCGGTCAATGGGTGGCAGGGGGGTTTAGGCTTTCAGTGGACGCCGCCCGTGGGGGACCAGATGCTGGCCACGGTTTCGGACGGCCTCTACGGGGGTTTTGCGCTTTGGGGCTCGGACGAGTCTGCGGATCAGTTCGTCAGCTCTACTCGGAACCAACCGACGTATCGTTACGTGGTCTTGGGAGCGGGCGGGTGGCTCATCGCGACCTCTGGTTACGAGAAGTACACGTATGCGTCGCGAGTTGGTCCCGGACCTTTGGTGCCGTTAGTGTATACAGCTAATGATCGGTTGGTGTTTAGCTTGAACGGTAAATGGACTCGCGAGGACGAATGGTCTTTGTCGGGGGACCCGAGGGCTCCTAACAACTACTACATTGGGTTCGTGGCCCAGAGGCCCGTACCTGAGCGTAACGATTACTTGACTATCCAGGTTTCGATCTAATGGAAACTACACGCGATGCTAAGGATGTGGTCAAGCTTTGTAAGCGCTGTAATGAGCGCAAAACTCTAGATCAGTTCACAAAAAGGTCTGATCGCCGCAGTGGTCTTGGGTCCAGGTGCTTGGCGTGTGAAAGAGTGCGGAATACTGCGCGTCGTTCACACCCGGATGCTAAGGCTAAAGCTAGGTACTACGAAAAAGAATACCGTTTGACCCATCTGCCCCAAGAGTTAGAACGAGAAAGGGCGCGTGGTAAGCGTAGACGGTCGGATCCCAAGCTTTATCGGGTACTGATCGACAGTTTGAAGCGGAACGTAGTTTGGTTGGCAGCCCTCAAAGATGGACCGTGCGTTGATTGTGGTGGTAACTTTGTCCGCTGCGCTATGGATTTCGATCATAATCTGGGCTCTAAGTTCAAGAATGTGTCCGCTATGCTGAGTTACAGCCAAGAACGGATCATGGCGGAAATCCAAAAATGCGACCTTGTTTGCGCTAACTGTCACAGGGTACGCACGGCAAGTAGACGGGCTATACCAGAGTCTAGGCCGGGTCGTGATCGCTTTGTTGAGCGTGTAAACGCCTTGAAGCATCGCCCCTGCTCAGATTGTTCAGGACGCTTTCCACCATGTGCTATGGATTACGATCACGTGCGGGGGGAGAAACTTCAAGGTATCTCGTACATGTTTGAGAGCGCGTGGTCAAAGGTCCTAATTGAGCTAGCTAAATGTGAACTTGTTTGCGCTAACTGCCATCGTACCCGCACCTGGCAGCGTAAGCAGGTCACCGCCAAGAGAGCTGCTTAATGGAAATCGCACGCAACAGAGATGTGATCGTGCTTGTGAAGGACCTGTCCTTCCCTGTCATGCTTGACGCTGCTATGACTCAGGGTGGTTGGGTTGGGGGGACTGCGGTAACTTGGGCCGCCACCCCCGACGACAATTTCCTTGCGACCTACTCAGATGGGACGTACGGCGGTTTCCTATTGTGGGGATCGAATGAGTCTGCCGACCAGTACGTGTCGTACACGGGCAATCAACCCAAGTACCAGTTCGGGGTGGTGTGTACGGGGACGTGGCTCATCTCTACGATCGCCTACGAGAAGTACACGTTGCAGTCTCGCTTGGTGCCCCCGCTGGTGCCCAACGTCTACACGGTAGGCACCCGGCTCAGGTTCTCGCTCAGGGGTCTTTGGACCCCTCAGGACGAATGGTCCATCTCGGGTGACCCGAGGGCTCCGAACAACTTCCTCGTGGGGGCTATCATCCAAGCTCCCGATGCCTCGAACAACCAGTACCTCATGGTCCAGACCGCGATTTGAACTATGCCGTTCCCGCCCCCACTAGGTTCCTTTGAGATAGATTTCCGTGGCCTCGACATCGTTCGAGGGCGGGATTGCGTGCTGTTCTCAAAGGGCGACACGCACATGGTGACGGTAGACGCCGCCATGGTCCAAGGCGGTTGGCCAGGGGGTATTGGGGTTCAATGGGTTGATTCGACTACGAATGATCCCACCGTAACGTATTCCCAGGGCCTTTATGGGGGTTTCTTGCTTTATGGATCAGACGAGTCGGCGGATCAGTTCGTCAGCTCGACTCGTTCGCAGCTCGTGCATCCGCAATCTGTGGTCATGATGGCGGGCAACGCGGTGCTGTCCACCTCGTCTTACGAGAAGTACACATATGCTTCTCGGCTTGGTGGCCCTCTCGTTCCTTTGGTGTATGCACCCAAAGATCCACTGTTCTTTTCTCGAAGGGGCCTTTGGACCAAAGAGGATGAAGCGAGCCAAGGTGTGCCTTTACCGTTCGCCCCGGCCTTCTTTGTAGGCTTCACGATGCAGGTCCCGTCCCCCGTCAACCAGTTTTACCTTGGGATTCAGGCCAGCTTGTGATGAACCGTGCCCCCACGCAGATGACCCCAGACGAGATCGTCGCGGAGATCGGGACGCTTCATCAAGACTTGCAGTCCAAATTGGCACGAGTCCAGGGTTTGGCTCAAGGGTTGTACCACCGCGTACGACGCGAGCCCCCGGATGACAACACGACTGTCTACCTCACCTATGCAAACGCTTGGATGCGCTTTGCGGGGATGGCCAACCAGGGTGTTACCCGTACGGTATCGGCGTCCAAAGTGCTTCGGCGTTTGACTCCGGTTTCTGAGACCACGGCGGTGGCACCTGAGCGCAAAAAGGTGTCATCAAAACCCAAGGAAGACACAGCGCCAATAGATGCTTTGATTTCCATGTATGGGGCATCCTCGGGCCCTGCTGAGGCACCTGACCCAAGCGAACCGTCTACGGACAGTTCCCCAAGTGAAAACTGATGGCCAAGACTTTTACGAACGCTAAAACACGGGCTGCCACGCTATCCATTCCGGATTCACGTGGTTCGCGGCCGTACGTTTCCAAGGGTCCGATCAGTTCGCTCACGGCCAAGGAGAAGGAAGCCCGTCGTATCCAGAAGACGGCTGACGGCAGCTTCAACACTTCGATGGCGACGCAGGGCGCGTTTTTCTCGCCACAATTATCGACTGACTTCCTGGAGTTACCGCAGTCGCTTCGTGAGAAGCGCGAGATCTACCGGCACTTCTACAACACGGACCCTATTGTCGGTCAGTCAATCGACCTGCACACGGAGCTACCACTCTCTAAAGTAAGGTTAGGGACCCCGAAGCCCGCGACCTTCCCTAAAGGCTTCAAGGATCAACACGACTACGCGAGCTACATTCTGTGGTTCTTCACGGAGATGTGCGATCGGATCAAGCTGTTCCAACGGCTTGTTACGATGGTCCACCACTACTGGCTGGATGGTGGCGTGTTCGTGTTCGCTGAGGACTCTACGGTCGATGTTCCAGGGGAATTGGGCTACGATACCAAGAATCTTGGGGTCAAATCCGTTCTTATGGAGGACGGCGAAACCAAAGAAGAGCCCGATGTAGCGTTGGTTGAACGTGAAGATCGGGAACAGGATGAACTGGCTTACTACCAAAAGCACTACGCTGGGTGGGATCGCCTCATCATTCTGCCGATCGATCAGGTCAAGGTTACGACCTACTCGTTCACGGACAAGATGCGCATCGAGTTGATTCCGGCGGACCGGGATCGTGCCCTGATTGAACAGGCTAAGGCTGGTGACGCCTTTTCCGAAGAAATGGTGAAGGAGATCCCTGAGGAAGTTCGGGATCACATCGAACAGGGCAAGCTGATCCCACTTGGTTTAGATCCCGATGAGGGTTCGTTCTGCTACTACATGGCGGGCCGTCGTGGGGCCGGTGAGGACCTGGGACAGTCCATTCTGGATCGCGTGCTTCGCACGTTGATGTACCGGGAGAAGCTCCGCCAAGCGCAGACGCAGATTGCATCTCGTGCCATGACGCCTAAGCGCATTGTCTGGGGTGACCGCATATCGGAAATCGACGTGATGGATCTGCGCGAACAGGTCGATCTGGCGTTGGTTGACCCCGACTACTCTATCGTCACCAACTACGAAATTCACTGGGAAGAAATGGGATCTCGGGACCGCTTGCTGGACTTGTCCAGCGAGTACGAAACCACGGACAAGCTGCTCTACGCGGGGCTTGGCGTGACTGAGAGCCTACTCTCGGGCGAGGCCCTGTACTCAGGGGATCGACTCAAGCTTGAGGTCATCAACACCCGGTACCTGTTCCTGCGAGAGATGGTGCAGGAGTACGTTGAGCTGAACCTGTTCAAGCCGGTGGCCCGTCGTAAGGGCTTTGTGGAGAAGAATGCGTGGGGCGGTGAGGTCGTGTTGTACCCCAGGTTGTCCTTCACGCGCCTGCCGCTGCGGGACTCGCAGGACACCTACGATGCCCTGTTCAACCTCTACAACAAGGGTTCGATCGATATTTCGATCATCCTGGAGATGTTCAACATCGACCCGGATGACACCCGGATCAAACTGGAGCGGGACCTGTTCACGGTCAACGACGCCCTGTTTAACGAGGTTTTGCGGGGTATCTACAACGCGGCGGCCCAGACGATCGTGGACAAAACCGATGTGGCTACCAGAATTATATCGTCCCTCAAGCTCAAAGAGGTAGAGCCCCCGGCTGAGCCCGAGGAAGGCCGCTTCTAGTCTTTCGATGAATTCGATCCTACGGATGGATCGCGTTGGCACCAAAGATCATGTGGAACGGGAAACGGACGAGGCGGAGCGCCTGGTCCGTCCCGCCCCGAAGGTCAAACCACCCCGTCACGACAAGCGTCGTGAGCGCATGGATGTGGACGATGACCCAGATCTGGATCTGACCGACAAGGACCTCTCGAAGAACTACAAGACTATCGGGGGTTCTGTGACCCACCGGGTGCTTGAGCGGTGGGCCAAAGGTGAGAATCCGGAGGCCGAAAAGGTCAGGGTCCGTAAGAAGGAAACGGGTTGGGTCGGATGGGTCGGTCAGGACGCCTTGAAAAGTAGTCCTGGGGATTACGAGGTCGTTGAGGCTGAGGAAGACGAGGGCAAAGAGCCTGACTCCGCAGAGACAGCCGCTCCGGGGGCTCAAAAGGGCGAAACGCCGCCGCCAACAGCGGAAGCTGACGCAAAAGCGCAGACCTCTTTGCAAGATATGGCCAAGGCGGACGCCGAGTTCGCTGCCATTCTGAAAGACTTCACGAACCCGAAGTCCGACATGTTTACGTGGGCCAAGAGTGCCCCAGATACTCCCGCAGCCAAGTTTCTGCGTGGTCGAACGCCTCCAAAGGGGGTCCAGACGCTAGGGGATCTGCAACGGGTGCTTCTGTTGAAGGCCCCGAAGACCACGGCCCCCAAGAAGGCCCCAGAAGCGGTCCCGGCTCCTCCCAAGACTGAGGGTGTACCACCGGGACAAGTCAAAGCGGAACCCAAGGAACCTCCGGCGAAAGCCTCTCCGGCGGAACCTAAGGCGGATCCCAAGCCCCCGGCTGCGGCTGGTGGTAAACCGAAACTTCAAGCACCGCCTCCGGCGGGGGCAGGGGCGGTCCCCCCGCCTATAACGGTCCCTCCGCCTGCGGTAGCTGTCCCCGATTCCTCTGAGGACTTCACTGCGCCTCCGACGGGGGTTCCGACGCGGCCCGTTTCTAAGGTTGAGCAAGACGCGGCACAGCAAACGATTGTGTCCTCGTTCCCCACGCAGGTTGCGGTGGACCTCTTGCTGCTGAGGCCGCCGTTGCATCCCGATGAGGTGTCAGCGCTGATCTCAGACTACCATTCGGCACAGGCTATCCCGATCAAGAACTTAGATGAGTTCCGGGACAAAGCTGCGAAGATCTACGCCACAGATCCTAGTACCGTGGCAGCACCTAAGACCACTAAGGGTGAAGATGGGGAACCTGTCCCCTTGGCATCTTTACCCCCTGACGAGCAAGCGACTGCAATTCGTAAGCATCAAGTTCAGGTGGTTGCGATGAGCCTCGCTGCTCGGGATGCTGTGGCTCAGAATTTGAGTAAGAAGTCGGGGGTCCCTAAAGATTTGGCAGTTCGCTTATCCGGTTTCTTGCTGTCTGGGAGAGACGAATCTCCCGAAGATCGTCAGAAGCGGGCAGTCGCAGAAGCCGAGAGCCTTTTCTATGAAGGCCTCTCAAAAGACCCTGAACCAGTGTCGGCATCGTCTGTACGGAAGATCCTCAGTTCCACGAAGGATCCGGCTGCACAACGGTTAGCGGTGGGGTACCTCCAAGCACAGGACCACCAGGAGGCACGTCAACGCTTTCTGGATCCTTCCTCTGAGGAACACATTTCAGAGCGTCAGTCCCCGGATGTCATTGCGTCGCGTTTGAGCAAGGCATCGGAGTTCCTTCGTGAGCGTGGGGCGCGTTATCCGGAGGGTCTGAGTGCCCAGGATAGCGCCCTGACGTTTAGGACTCGGGTGCTCAAGCATTTGTCGGCTTTGGCTCCAGCTAAAATTCCTCAAATTCAGGAACTTTTGGACACAGGGGACAATGCTCAATACGACAAGGACCTGAAGCGGTACGAGAAGGCGACGGGGGCCTATCAGGCGAAACTGCTCCAGGCTGATAAGGACTCAGACAAGGCGTACTCGGAGTATTCCAAAGCGCTCTTGGTTGGCGGTGACCCAGACGCCGATCCCCCGCTGTCTAGTACCGAGAGGCTACTGGAAGCAGGTTTGATGGAGCCAATTGAGCCCCGTAAACCACCTAGGTACGACTTACAGCGCAAGACACCGGAGGAACGTGGTGAGGCGGCTTCCGGCCTTTGGGACGACCTCATGAGCCGGACAGCTAGTCAGAGGGTAGCGGCCCGGTACTCGGCCAGCATTTCTACTTATCCGGATGCATGTGCGATGGGCCAGAACCGGCAAGCTGTCTATTGGGGTGTCAATCCTTACTCGAAAGGGCAGGGGCCAGCCCCTTATGTGGGTTGGGAGCAACCTCAGGCTCGTGACCTTGGTGACAAGGATTTCACGCAAATCCTTAAGGCGGCACGTGTGTGGTTGAAGACCCCGGTGCTTGCCTCTGACATCGATGGGGTCGTTAGGGACACGCAGCTTCGGGCAGCGTTGGATCTCGCGATTGACACTGAGGGGTACGCCTCAGTGCTGCATCCGACCCTGTACAACAACTTATTGGCTCGCCTTGCTGGTGCGCCTCAGGACGAGACACTGGTTACGGTTACAGCGTTTGCCAAAGATGAAATTGAACAGTCTACAACTGCGAGGATGACGACGATGCCCAAGGATACAGTTGAGTTGAAGCAAGCACAGGCGGATCACTTCTTGGCCCGCTTGGACCGTATGGCCTCCACCGTGCAAGAGAAGCACGAACAGTGGGGCATGCCTCTCGCGACAGCCAAGGAATTCGTGAACGGGCTCGATAAGCTCGCGGACGAGTTCGAGAAGGCCGCCTACGGTGAGCAGTCGCTGACGATTCGTCAAGCGTCGATCATCCTGGGTACGGAGAAGACCGCTGAGGTGATTCAGCGCGACTCCGACGAGAAGTACATGGACACGTTCGCGAATCCGCAGAAGCCGATTCAGACCGAAGCGGACGAGCCCTACATGGCTGCCTACAAGAGCGACGACTCTTCGGGCGTCCAAAACGGTTCGGCCAGCAACGGTCGCAAGCTCGCTCCTTGAACTGCGACATGCCTGCCACCGTTCTACAGATAGGTCCGTTGAGGACTTGCTCTAAGTGCGTGGAAACGAAACTGGTTAGTTCGTTTTACCGCACCACTAAGGTCAAGAGTGGCCTATTGAGCATCTGTAAAACGTGCATGCTTGCAAAGCAGTCTGAGTGGGTAAAAGGCAGAGGAGAACTTGAGCCCACCAGACGGAAAAACAGATATTACAAGATAGACTTCAATGGCTTATGGGAGAAACAAGGGGGCCTATGTTCTGTCTGTCGTACACCCATGTTACCCAAGGGTAAGACGGCAAAATCTGTTGTGGTTGATCACGATCGTCGTTGCTGTCCTGGTCGAGGGTCTTGCGGCCAATGCGTGCGAGGTCTGATTCATAGTCGTTGTAACATCATCGTAGGGGTCCTTGAAAGCGAATCCGCTACTGTTGCTCTTGCCAAAGATTATCTGGAGAAGCAAAAATGCTAGATTTTTGGCGTATCGTGAAGGACTTCAAGCAGGGGGACATCGTTCAACGGGTATCTCCCACTTTTGCCTTATCTCCTTATGTTGGTAGAGTGACAGCCGTTCATCGGGGGATCGCTCAAATCGATATCCAATGGCCTCACGCAAACGAACGTGTGAGCCCCGACGAAATCGTGAGAGTGAATCCAAAGCTTACGATGTTCTTACCGCCTGAGTTTGATCAGAGCTACGATAGCTACGATATTCAGAAAGCTCGTAAGCTCTGGGCATCGTCTTCTCCGTGGGGTGGGTCTAACCTCCCTGCTGGCTTCTATAGTGAAGTCGCTAAGGCCTGGGGCAAGGGTGCAAGTGAGGTTGGTGCTTACGATGCGGTGTGGCATCGGTTCGCGGCCCAAGGGGTTGCGGATGAGAGCTTGCGGAGTGAGGTGGCCAAGTTCTACCAGGTCGCTTCACGGTTGGCGGATCTCCGGATCCAGCAACACGCGGTCAAGAGTGCTGCCTACTGGGTTGCCCAGAACCGGCAGTACCGCGTGACGCAGGCTGAGGTTCAGGGTCAGAAGCCGTGTTGCCCAAAGTGCGGCACCCAGATGCGCAAGACCACCTACAAGATGGCAGAGGGGTCTCGGGTGCGTCTGTTCGCTTGTCCCAAGGATCTGTTCCTGATCAAGACGGATGCGATCCTTGGCCCGCAAGGCGAGCCGGTGGGTTGGTAGATGGCCTTCTTGAAGTACGCCAAAGCGACTGTTCAGAAGCCGGGGATTAAATTCGCGGAGTGGGACGCTCTGCGTCGTACCGCATTGTCCCCCGCTCCGGACTTTCAGAAGCGTACTGCCAAGGTCATTCTCGAAGAGTACGACCCTGCCAAATACATGTTGAGCCATGCGACCATCGTGGCGTCAGTCAACGTTGATAACGCTCAGGCCCCATTGGGGCGTCACTATGTGGACGGCTTCGAGGTGGATCGGCAGTACCCGGACTACTACGTCACTGCCGATACGAGCCAGTACATCAATAACAACAACGATGCGTTTGAGCGTAAGTTGCTGTTAGCGTCGTTCAAGACGTTCATTGGGGCGCACAGTTACGTAGAGCACGTGCAGATTCCTGAGCTTGCTAAGGGTCGCATCATCGATGCCGCAGCTCGGGATGTTGGTGACTCCGTGTACATCGACATTCTGATTGCGAACGACATCAAGCATGCTGACTTGATTCGTGCGATCAAGAGCGGGCAGCTCGGTACGTTGAGCATGGGGTGTTTTACCCCCGGTGCTCAAGTGACCATGTTCGATGGTACTCGTCTGCCAATAGAAGAGGTAGCAGTCGGGGATATCGTGATGTCCCACACAGGGAATCAGCGGGAAGTTACAGCTAAGCAGATTAAGGTGGGGCGCTTTGGGATGAAGCGTCTTGATGTGGTTGGGGTCCCCTCCCCTATCGAGGCCACAAACATCCACCCATTTTTTGTACTACGTGCGCCCGAGCTTTGTGCATGTGGGTGCGGAGAGCGTTTAACCTACAGCCCAACAGAAAATGTTCAGCGCCGTGTCTCTAAGCGTTTCAGAATTGGGCATCAGATGCGGGTTTTTAATCCGAATGGCCCCTATTCTCTTGCAGAAGCACGAGAACGTCGTACTCGTTTGAGTCAGATTCATACGAGGCAAGAGTTGGTTGAGGTACAGGCTGATCAACTTCAGGTTGGTGACTTACTGTGCTTTCCTAAATCTCAGGTTGCAGAAGTCGGTGGTGGCACTCCGGGTAAGGCCCGCTTGTTGGGGTATTTCTTAGCCGAAGGATCCTTCCTTAAGCGTAAAGGTGTTCCAACTGAGGTCCAGTTCAATTTTTCTATGGCCGAGAAGTCTACCTTCGTAGCTGAGGTGGCTAGCCTGATCCGTCAGGAGTTCCCTGAGGCGGGTAATCCTTGGATTCAAGAACGTGTGGATCGTGATACCTGTGTTGTCCACGCTACAGGCAAGGATATGGTTCAGTGGTTTCACGCACATGGTGGAGAATACTCGGATCGTAAATGCTTGTCCGCTGAGGTTATGGGGTGGTCTAAGGACCTGCAAATCCAACTTATCGGTACATGGCTGAATGGTGACGGTACTATTAGGTCTGATTTGGCGTCCGGCGCAAGTGGCACTACCACCTCTTATTCTTTGGCGTGCCAGTTGCATATGTTGTTCATGCGTTGTGGGTTGTTCGCACGCATGTACTGTAGTTTTGATGGGCACTCCTGTGCGGTCCAAGAGGCCGTCAATGGTGGTCGATTACTTCGTGGTCTAAGTAATGGACGGTTAGCAGCTTTCACCTTGAACACTAATCAAAGGGGTTCTAAGGCTCTTGAGTTTGCTACAACTAAAATGAGTGCCGGTGTTGGGGAAAACTCTCCGTGGCGTGAGTCTGAGACGCACGTCTTCTTCCCCGTCCGGTCGATCGAGAGCTTCCAGTATGAGGGGCCTGTCTACGATATGACGGTCGAAGAAGACCATTCCTATATCGTAGAGGGTGTAGCGGTTCACAACTGTTCCACTTCGAGCACGACCTGCACGAAGTGCGGCAATGTTGCTAAGGACGAGACACAGCTCTGCGCCTGTATCCGCTTCTTCAAGGGCAGTGAATTCTTTGACGAGTTTGGGACCAAGCGTAAGGTTGCAGAACTGTGCGGTCATTACACCGACCCGAACTCAGTAAAGTTCATTGAGGCCAGTTGGGTTGCGAACCCCGCCTTCAAGGGCGCAGTGATTCGTAACATCCTTACGGCGAAAGAACTCAAGGGCGTCGAAGACAAGATGCATCTTGCGTTCACTATCCCGACTCCTGCTGCGGATCCTAACGCTATGCGTAAGGCCGCTCGTATGCTCTTTTCGCAGCAAGAGGCCCCAGCTCAAGCGCCAGCTCAAGAGCCACCGGCTGATCCTGCAACGGATGCCGCACCTCCGGGTGAGCAGGCCGATCCAATGCAAAAGACGGTGGACGACCTGGCAAAGGCCCTGCGTGACCAAGCTATTGAGAAGGTCCGTAAGGAGATGAACGAGGGCGAGGCGGGTAAGGTCAAAGAGGTTGTTGACGAGAACAAGCAGAACGAATCGCTGATTCGGTCGGCCATGAAATCCCCCGAATGGCGTCGTGTGGCGAAATTCGTAATTTCTTTTGTTGGGAAATCTCAGGCTAGGAAGGTGCTGATCGGCCTTATCCACCACAAGGGTGGCGGTTGGAAGCAGGTACGTAACGCAGGGTTCACAGGTACAGACATGTTGGCCCTATCTCGCGTTATTGATGTGATGACCCAAAAAACTTCCATGGCCGGTGAAACAAGAGTTTATAGGACTGTCCTTAGTGTGGGCGGGACAGCCCCATATGGAGATGCAGAGACCTACTTGGCGGCTTGTCGTCAGGTACTAGGCCGGGTGGTAACCGGCAGCGAGGCAGCCAAGCTTCTTGAAAAAGGTCGCTTGTATGCTTTGGGCCGGTCGTGAATCTTTTTATAAAACCTCAGCCTACGAGTAAAGGATCCCTACCATGCGCGAGCGTACTACCTGGAACCGTGAAGAAGTTGTGAAGAAGGCTGCCCTTATGAAGACGGCGGATCCTTACACCATGAACCAAGAACACCCCCAACCGGCGGCTGACAAGTACGTGACGGGGGACCCCAGCACGTTCGCCGAAGACGTGCACAAGCCGAACACTTGGGAAACCGAGTACAGCGGTGATGAGGTCAAGCGCAATGAGATCGGGATGCCCGAGATGCGCTCTGACACCTTCAACCACTCGGAGAAGACCGCGAAGGAAGTTCTGCTCAAGAAGGCAGACCTTTGCGTAGCGGTTGCCCGGATCATGTTGGCAGGTATCAAGACCGCCAGTGAGAAGGCGGTTGAGAACCAGGCGTTCTCTCTCATGTTCATGCCTGACCAGGCGTTGATCGCGACCCATAAGCGTCTTGCTGGTGAACAGCAGGATGAGGGTGACGATGAGGACGCAGGCCAGGATAAGCAGGCGCAGCAGGATCAGGACAAGGATCAGGCGAAGCAGGCGCAGCAGGATCAGGACAAGGATCAGGATCAGGCGAAGCAGGCGCAGCAGGATCAAGATCAGGGTCAAGAGAAGCAAGCTGCCCTGAAGACCCTGGCATCCAAGGTAGCGGCCAGCCTTCAGGCTGGTGACTACAAGCGTGCTCAGGAGCAGATGCAGCAGTTGGTGCAGCAGCAAGGTCAGGGGCAGCAACAGCAGGTGAGCCAGCAGCAAATGCAGGCTCAGATCCAGCAGATGATTCAGGAAGCTATGGGTCAGATGCAGGCCCCTGCTCAGCAAGCTCAACAGCAGCAGGCCCCTGCTCAGCAGGCTCCTGCTCAGCAAGCCCAACAGCAGCAGGACCCTGCTCAGCAAGCTCAACAGCAGATGCAGAGTGATGAGCAGACGCTCGATCAGATGCTTGCTCAGGACGGCTGCGGCCCGATGGCTGAGTCGGACATCCAGATGGAGACATCTCCGATGGATATCGGCATGGACGACCTTGGTCCCGAGGACGAGGCTCTTCGCACGTTGTTCGCACAGGACGACGAGCAAGAGGTTCAGCAGCAGCAGAAGCAAGCCAACGTTCGTACGGCTTCCACCCGCACGGTGGGGACTCGTCCGACGGCTGGCGTAGCTAAGCTCGGTGGTGGTTCGCAGGGTGGTGGCGCTAGCGTCGCTGACTTGTCGAGCATGTGGCAGTCGGCCCCGGACGTCCGGGACGCTTTCGGCCTCAAGTGAATTTCCTCATCCGGCCCCTACGGGGGCCGGATGCTTAGATCGGATCGAATGTGAAGCACCCAGTCAACAACCCCCGTTAGGAGTAGTCAAGAATGACTTCTTTTGCCATCGGCGGTCAAAGCTCGGGTGATTTCAGGGAGACCAGCGGCAGAGTGCAACTTTTCCACGTCGTGACCCGCAATTCTGTGGGCCTACTGACGCCGGATGCGTTCACGCAAGCCAACCCTCCTGTAGTCACCGGAGCCACGACCAAATCCACAACGCTAGCGAGCATTACCAGGGTCGGTATCCTGGGAAGTTCGATCGCGTTCACCCGCCCTGATGTTGGAAACAACTACATCGGCGGCCCGGTCAAGCCCGGCGGCGCGTATGCCGTTGGTTACTTGCCCCTCGGCATCTTCATCAATGATGCCTTGGGTAACGCTTTCGAGAACACCCCGGGCGTCGCGTCCGGTCGTGGGCCGTACGTGTGCGGCAGCGGAAGCACGGTCGGAGCTACGCTCTACGAAACCAAGAAGCAGCTCGCGGCTGCTCCTGGTGACCCAATCACCTACGCTGTTGGTGACAAACTGTACGCTTCGGTGAACGGTTTGCTGACCAACGTCCTCGCGGACGCCTACGAGTACAACGTTGCAGGTCAGAACGACATCAAGTTCGTGACGCTGCTCGGTGTGGTCAAGGTCGCTCCAGACGCTAACTCTTCGCTCCTCGTTTTGGACCTTCGGGTCTGAGGAAAGAAAGGAGCCAAGAAAATGGGCCAAGTATCAAACGAGACCAAACAAAAGGTTATCAGCGAGTACATCAAGACCGCTGCTGGCCGTGCGAAGCTCGCCGCTTCGATGATCCAACCCCTGCGTCTCCGCCGTGACTACTCGTCAGTTGGTCGTAAGACCTTCCTGGTCGAGCAGCTCCCGGATGGTGCGTTGCCGATCTACGACAAGGATCCGGATGTGACCGCGTTCGTGGTGGGTGAAGAGGGTGAAAACATCCTTGCCATCCAGAAGCCACGTCGCGTGATCTTCCCCTTGTTCGAGATCGCCTCGAACCCGGAGATCCCGCTCACCCAGATCAAGGAGCGTCGTTTCGATCTGATCGAGCGTGCCCAAGATCTGGCGAAGGCGCAGATCCAGGCAGCAGAGGACGAGCGTGTGTTCGCGATCCTTGACAGCATCGCTGTCTCGGGCTTCGACACGCTGCCCGGCCAGACCAACCCGGACGTTCCGGTGGTTGCCCCCATCAGCCCGGCGGTTCTCGCCGATGCGTTCGCAGAGGTGGAACGTCACGATCTTCGTGTCGCCCGCATCTACATGAACGCGGTGGACTACGCGGACATCCGCAAGTTCGGTCGTGACATCTTGGACATTGAGAGTCAGGCCACCCTGCTCAAGACCGGCCTCCAGGCCGTTCTGTGGGGTGCTCAGATCATCACGTCCAGGCTCGTTCCGGCTGGCTTCGCGTATGTTTGCTGCGAGCCAGAGCAGTTCGGTCGCATCCCGGTTAGGACGGAAATCACCGTCTTGTCTGCCGATGACCCGAAGGCTCGCACCATCGGATTCTCGTGTTTTGAGAATCTGGGTATCGGCGCGTTCAACCCTCGCGGGTTGGCTCGTGTCGTCATCACCCGCGTCTAATCCTTAGTAATTCTGAGGGTTTGGGAAAGGGCTCTGTGGGAAACCACAGAGCCCTTTCTGCGTTTGGGGCCGTCTGTCGTTTTACGAAACCTACTCACCTAACTAAACCACTTGTCAGGCTTCTGGTGTAGTGGTACGGTAGGTTGCCTATGACTAGACCCCCCAAAGAGATACTGAGCGCTTTGTACACGGATCAGAACAAGACAGACATAGAGATAGGGGGTTTGTATGGGGTTACCGATGTTTCTGTGTCTAAGTGGCGTAAGGCACTTGGGGTACCAACCAAAAGCCAGCTCGTTAGGTCGGGGTCAGAACTTGCTTCTGGGTTGCAAGACCTAACCCCAGTGCAGCTCGCTGAGTTGTACTCGTCGATGGGTCAAAGGGCTATTGCGAAATTGTACGGTGTGTCTAAACCAACCATAGCCTCTAGGCTAAAGAAGTTTGGCATTCAACCCATATCCAAGACTGACCGCTCAACGTCTACACAGAGCTTGACGGACATCCAAAAGGAAGTCTGCATAGGTACCCTTTTAGGGGACGGGCACATACTCGACCGAGGGGTACTCAAGGTGTCCCATTACTATGGTCAGTTGGCCTATTTGCGAGGCACTCATAAGGTTCTCTCCCCTCTTGTTCTCCCTATCTATTACGAAGAGAAGGAGATGGACAACGGCAGGGTGACCTTTGGGTTTGGGTTCAGGACTGTACAACATAGCTGGCTCCAATCCTTGCGGTCCATCTTTTACCCCGAGGGGGAGAAGATTTACCCTGAGTCTGTTCTACGGTCATTGAGCCCAAGATCGTTAGCTTACTGGTACTTTGACGATGGTCACCTAGACAGTGGGCTGCCGTATTTCGCCGTTGGTTCATTAACCAATGACAAGTTCTCTAGCCTTCTGTCCTTGTTTGGGCAGCGCTTCTCGCTGGATGTGTACGAGAAACCCGCATCGGAGACAAACAGGCTTTTGGGTATTCGAGCTAGGTCAGCGGACGCCTTCTTCTCCTTGATCAAAGAGTACGCGACACCGGACTTGCTCTACAAGTTACCTCCCAAACATTGGCCACAAGGGGTTTTATCTAGACTCCCGGCCAAGACCAAGGATGCTCTGTTACTCCCCAAGCATCTGAGTGATGAAGCTAAGCAGTGGGGATCGTTGGATGCCGACGACAAATCAGGGGTACCGGAGATTTTGACCTATTTGATGCCGGGTGGCGGGTCAGACAAACCGCAAACCGAGTCGGTGCTTTGTTGGCCGAAGGGGTCTGGGAGCACCTATTCTATCCCATCCGAGGCACTTCCAGAGTTACCAAGGTGTGCGGAATGCGGCCGGGCTACCCCACTCTCTGACTTGGATCAAGTCAAGGTTTGTCAGCGATGTTTGAATACGCTGATGCGGGTGTGCTGGTGCGGGACTTCCTTTCGAGTACGGAGGAAAGATCACTTGTTCCATGATGCGAATTGCTATGCAAAATACAATAGGGCGCTTCATCGCCAAGAGAACCCGTCTAGCGGGGTGAGAGTATTCAAGTGCCAGCGGTGCTCTGATTCTTGGGAAACACCGGAGTCTGGTAACTTTAAATTCTGCCCCTCTTGTAAGGAGGCCTTAGAGATAGTGGGACGTACCAAGGTCTGTGCGTACCGGCACTGCGATCTTCAATTCGTAGATACCTCGACCAAAAACAGCATGAAATTCTGTCGCCCTGAGCATCAACGTAGAGAAAAGCTTTTCAGATCGGGGTTAGCAAAAGACCTGTCGTACTTTCGGACCTGATCCATAGTCTACTTATGCTTTTTCAGAAGGGGGTAGCTTTGCCCTCTAGATGGAGATCATAATGGACCAAATCAAATTCAAATCGGGGGAGTTCCAGGATTTCATCGCAACCCGCACCTTTGAGCTAGGTACTTCTGGCGTCAAAGTGGTGAAGGGGACTGAGGTATCGTTTGACGGGTCCACCGTGAGTTACGGGGGTTCCACTTACATGTTCCCTCAGTTTCGAGGTGCTTCCAACGCAGGGTGGGTTGTGCTCGCTGTGGAATACGAAGAGGGCAACCCGCTCTATGGTGCACCGGCTTCTGCCAACATCAAGATGCGGCCTCCGACCGACTCTCAGGGGCAAGCCAAGACAGTCGTGGCCACCATTGAGGCGGATGAGCGTACGGTGATGAGTTCGGCAACCCATGCCGCAGCCACACGGGACACCAACCGTGGTAAGTCGGTGAAGACGGGTAATACCCATGGCGTTGAATCTCAAGAGGGTGTTGCTGTGGGGCGCACCTTCAAGACTGCGGCTAAGTCTCGTAGTTCGTTGTCGGCGGAGTCGGCTGGTGAGGCTCTTCGTCAGGCCAACAACGTGCAGATCGAGGCTGGGCAGGGCATTACGGAAGAACAGATGTTGTCCCGCATGACCCCCGAGGACCGTGATGTCTACCGGGCGAAGAAAGACTCGTTGAAGTCCCGCTACGTTGATACGGACGTCAGTAGTCAGGGTACCCAGGTTGCGACGATTAAGACTGCCTCGGTCAAAGAAGCTGAGGGTATGAAGCTGACCCAATCGGTTGGCGGTGGGGTTGAGATTGCGGACATGGGTGGTATGGGTGGTAAGGCAGAGGCTTCGACCCGGACCGAGGATGGGATCACGTTCAAGAACACGAACGGACCCAAAGACAAGCCGCAGGTCCACCCGAGAACGGCAGCCGAGACCCCGGTGATGCACCTGGACGGCACGGCTGACATTCGGCGTAAGATCGCCCACACGATGTGCCCCGACTTCCCAGCGACCTACGATTTTGCAGCGTCCCCCAAGAAGAAGCTGGCCCGTTTGCAGGCTGACTTTGAGGACCGTCCGGATGTCTTGCGGGCGGTTTTTGCTATCGAGTCGGACGACTTCAAGAAGCAACTCGTGGCAGAATTTCCGCAAGCCTTCCAAGGCTAGTCTAGCGGGTTGGGTTTCCTCTTGTGGGCCATGTTGTATAACCGTCTATTGCTCGCTACACGGCGAGACTGAGATCGCTGTCGTGATCCAGACGGTTGCCCCAAGGTAACCCAATGTCTGACTCTTGCTTGCAACGCAAAACCTCTGGCCAGACGAAGGTCGCCGCTTCTTCCGGCATCTCGATTTTCCTACTTGAGGAACTTGGGGATGCCCGGTTGCGCTGTGCTCAACTCAAAAAGTACATCGATGAGGCAGTCAAGCTCATCGAGAAGTCGGGTGAGCGGGACCACTTCTTTGAGGTAGCGGCGCATTTGATTCACGGGATCCCTGACACGCTGCTTCGTATGGACAAGGCGTTGACCGCTGCGGCCATGGCGGCGGCCAAGATGGACTACGAGGATAACAAGGACGACATTCGTCCTGAAAAGATTGAAGAACTGGATCGGGCTATGGAGGACGTTCGGGTCCGTAGGGTTCAGCGTCGTTCAGAGGACAAACAAGGGAGTGCGGGCATGAAGATACCTGAGGCTGTAGCGCGTTTAGAGCACCTGGCGGCTTCGATTGAAGCCACGGGCACCGTCAACGCTTCTGAGTTGTCGGACCTCATCGTGAGCCTTGAGGGGCAGAGCGTGAAGAAGGCTTCGGCGACTACGGAGATTGCGGATGTACTTCGCACCCTCTCGGCCAGCCTGCTGGATACGAGTGACCCTGAGAACAAGCCTAGCCGCGTGTTGCTGGCTGCAACGCTTCGGCGGGTTCTGGGGGACACGGTGGACCTCAAGACAGCGGCGTTTGGTCCTCTCAAGGTCCGTAACCGAGAGCATGGGTCCGGGGTTGCGGCGGATGACTTTACGGCAGCGCTGAATCAAGCGGCCGAGAACCTGTACGTGTGTCGTGGGGTGAATGATGCGGCCCAGACTGCTGTGGACGATGCTTTGACCGGCAGGATTGCTCGTATCGGGCCTCTCACTGGTATGCCCAACCAGGTCATCGCGGTAGCGGAGAAGGTGAAAAAGAGCGCTTACGCCCTTCGCTTCGCTATGGGTGACGTTGCGAACGATTGGGAACACCTGGCCCGCTTGGTGAAGAAGGCGCTCCCTGAGGCTGAGCGCTACGACGTGAAGTACGCGGCAGAGCCCCTGGCTGACGATACCAAGGAATCTAGGTTCGAGGAAGGCAAGCCTGCGGATCCCACCAAGCAGATGGATCCGGATGACGCCAAGAAGTGGAAGCAGAACACTGAGGAACACAAGGACGACTTCAAGACCGCCGCTTCATCGTACGGCGGTGACCCTCGTTGGATCCACGCCAAGTACCCTGGTAAGTCCAGGGATGGCACGGCCTTCAAGAAGGGCGATCTTGTGCTCTATTGGCCTTCTGACAAGTCCTTCGACGTTGGGGACAAGGCTGAGACTGCCTGGAAGCGCTTTGAGTCTGAGGTTGAAGACGAGGATGTCTACAACAACTCTCGGATGGCCAACACGTTGGCCGATCAGTTGATTGAGTCCAGGTTCGAGGAAGGCAAGCCCGCAGATCCCACGGAGAACATGGATCCGGAGGACGCCAAGAAGTGGAAGACCGAGCACGACAAGAACAAGGACAACTTCAAGGCCGCTTCTCGCATTGTCCCGATTGAGGAAGCCAAGAAGGGTGACATGGTGGAGAGTGAGTTGGGCGTGCCGTGGCCGAAGGACTCTAAGAAAGAGAAGTTCACCGGCAAGGTCGTGCGCGTGAAGTCCGATGGGACGGTGACGGTAGACTTTACGAAGGGCAGCTCGAATCCCGACGGGCACTCTAACGAGGACGTTGGGGACGTCGATATCCGTTTGCCGAAGAAGACGGCTTCTGAGGACGAGGAAAAGCTGTCACGCTTCGAGGAAGGCAAGCCTGCGGATCCGACCAAGCAGATGAGCCCCGAGGATGCCAAGAAGTGGAAGCAGCAGACCGAAGAACACAAGGACGAGTTCAAGACCGCCGCCGGGGATATTGAGTATGTAATTTGGGGGATCCCACCCGGTGAGCACCACGAGAACGTGCTTTACACAAAAGCCGAAAGTATGGCTGAGGCCAAAAAGGTCATCACGGTTCTTGAGACTAAGCATGGCTGTACAAAGTGTCGCGTTCAGGTGCTGGACTTAACCAAAGCACCTGATTTCAGCAAAATCTTCAAGGCTGCTTCGGACCCCTGGAAGGTAGAGGCTGCTTCTGGTCCGAGTCCCAGCGGCTCCAACTGGAAGGAGATCAAGGGGTTTTCCAGTCACGCAGAGATGTTCCAAGGCCGCCCTGTCCAGACTTGGTCGTGGGATAGTCCTACGGTCGCCTTCGCGGTCCAAGAGTTTGCGGGGCCCGGGATCCCGCTTTACTCGTTAGAGATGGTGGCGACTATCGGGGGTACGGAGTACAAACTTCAAACCCGCCGTCCTCCGCAGTTCAAGAAGCCTCAGGACGCCTTCAAGTTCGCGGCGGTTTGGTACAAGATGATCGACGCCTTCGAGAACGGTGGCGGGGTTGGCCTCGACCTCACTACCGATTGGAAGCCGAAGGCCTGAAACGTGCGTGGGCCATCGCTACAGCAGCCCCTTGTATCTAGGCCCGCTTACGGTGAAGGTCGAGGCACAGTTGCGGAATCTGGGTTGCCCGGCGGGGGCCCTTCCAATAAGGGCCTGCCCTTAGACTCAGGGATCCCGGGGTCTGCCACCTTCAACAAGCCGTCAGGGGAGGAAGCTCGGGATTTCGACAAGGGTAAGGACGAATCCATCTACCGGACGGACAACGCCGATGACTTGCTGACCGATCGGGATCGTATAGACACCCGTGAGGACAACGCCAAAAAGGAAAACGGCGTCAGCTATATGCCGACTAGTGAGTGGGACAGCTCAACCAAGACAAAATACCCGTACCGCGATGGAATTCCCAATACACACAGTTCCGTAGATATGGGTAGGGTGGCACTTCGCGTTTTGGCTAGATGGGAAGAGGCCAACTATGGGCGATCATAGTTACCTATATAAGGTCATCAACCTAGAGACTGGGAAGTGCTACGTGGGTTGCACAAGTAACTCTGTGGGTAAGCGGTGGCGTCAACATCTCAGTGTAGCTAGGCAAGGTAAGGGGTCATATCTACATGCTGCCATACGAAAGTATGGGGAACAATCGTTTGCTTGTGTGGTGTTAGAAATAGTACGCGGAAGTAAGGATGAGTTGTTCCGTTTGGAGATGACAGCGATCTCTGAGCATAAAAGCCTGGTTCCAAACGGCTACAATCTGACTCCTGGAGGAGAAGGCGTAGATTTCTCATCTCCTGAGATTCGGGCACGTCATAAAGTCAAGCTAGCGGAGTCTAGAGCGCAAAACCCTAGCTGGGTAGAGCAGGTAGCAAACGCTAGGCAGAAAGCCTTGTTGGCTTTGCACGATAAACGAGTGGCGAGTGACCTGCGTCTCAATCCCTTAGAGTTAGAGCAACTCGAAAAGGAGAGGGCAGTTTGGAGGGCTAGTGAGGTGAGGAGAAGGCAGCCCGGTTATAGACCAGAGCTAAACCTTCAGTCCGCTAACGCCACCAAACTTAAATCCAGGATAGAGAACGATGCGACATTACAGCCTGCGGTTTTGGATCGACGCTTAAAAGATCGTGCAAGGAAGAAAGCACCTAAGAAGCCGTTATCTCCTACCTGGAGATTGGAAGCATTAAGTCGTGCCAACTTGTCAACGGTCATTAAAGTGGCAGAGCGCGATGCACAGCTATCTACCGAGGAACTCTCCAGACGTTCTAAACAGAGAGCCTATTCCCGAGTGTCCAGAGCGAGAAAAGCAAAGGGGGTAACTGCTCAACAGGAAAGAGATAGCCAGTTGCCTCCTGAAGAGTTGGCTAGGCGACTAAAAATCAGGGCCTACGATAGGGGTGCTAGGGCTAAAAGGGGAGGGCAGTTATGATATCTGGGCCCTCAAACGACAGTGCCTCAGCGGAGTTTGTGGTGGGGTTGTGGAGGCTAGCTTCTGCACATGCTCTAAGGGTAGCTCCAGAGGCTCTGCTCAAGGTTGCTTCTAGGCCTGAGGAAATACTGGCTGGCCTCAACCCTAAGTTCTCAGAGCGGGCTAGGCAGTGTTCTGTGAGTTTGAAGCGTGCTGACATCAAGAACTTGCGGTGGATCTTTTCTGTGGATCACGGGAACGGGCCGAAGGTTGTTAAGGTCAAAGCGTTCAGGGAACGTAGCCCTAACATCACGAAGCTGTCTAAGATGGATCTTGATCTGTCCTGTAGTTGCCAGGCATGGCGCTTTCTTGGGCCTGAGCATCACGCTAAGACCGAGGACTACCTGGATGGGAAACCCAGGGGGACGGCTTCAGTCCCTGTAATTCGAGACCAGGAAATGCATAACTTTGTCTGTAAGCACGTGGCCGCAGTGCTCCTCCACACTAAATCTTGGGACATTGCCAAGAAGAAAAAATAGATTGGATCAAACAATGCCCGTATACGGAACACAGTGCGTCAAGTGTCAGAAGACTGAAGAACGCCGCCTAACCTTTCAGCAGTACGATGCTGTGAAAGATGGGGAGGCTTTGATCTGCTCAGATGAGTGCCAGGGTCCGGTAGGACTAGTGTTCGACCCCACGGATGTGAGCTTCGTCCTCAAGGATGGGGAGTCCGGGGGTTTCACCAGCAAAGCCATCAAAGAGAACGCTTACCGGGCTAAGCGGCGTACCCTGATGGCGCAACGTGAGCGGGATCACGTTCGTCCAAACAAGCTTCTGCCCAATTTTCAAGGCAAACCCGCTGCATCTTGGGCAGATGCCAAGGATGCGGCTTACCAGTCTACCTATGACAAGGTGAAGGGTGAGCACGGGGCCAAGGACGCCGCAGTCGCGGCCTCCGAAAGTGCTAAAACCTACGATCGCTATGTGAAGCAAGAGGTAACATGAACCGCCTATTTTCAGTTCGGCGTAGACGTCCCAACATCGTAGATATCGACACGCCGAAAGTGTACGGCGTGGATGGGTACCGACTCAAATGGGACACAAACTTCGATGGGGCCTTCGCCACCACATTTTTGACGTCCACGAACGTCGGATTCTTGGATGATGCGGTAAACCGCAATGTCATCGAGACCCAGCCGGTAACGGACAAGGTGCGGATTGTCTTCAATCCGGCGACCTACTCGATCACCGACACATTGCCTTTCTGGCTCAAGTTCGTTCAGGTCATCGGGGGCGTAGAGCAGACCCCGGGTGCCCCGACGTTGGTCCTACCGGACGCCTCCCACCATGGTGTGGGTCTGGTGACGATCCACGGGGACGCTCCGAGTGGTGCCACAGTGGCCAATTCTCTCCAAATCGATCTACCTATGCTCATGCAGGATTTCAGGGTTCATAACGAATCTACTGCAAGGGATTTGTATCTTGCCACAGAGGCAAATGGCCCTGAGGTGATGGTTCCGAAGTCGTCTGACATTCAATCTTTGAGCTTCTTGGCTACACAGGGGTCTATCTATGTCCGCAGTCTAGGAGGTACCGCCACATTCTCGCTGTCGTTCACGTTGGCCTTCCCTCGCTAAGGGTAAGAACGAGTAAAGGTTGGTCGTGTGTATCTCATCAATCAACTATCCTTGCAGGTTGCGCAGCAGCTATTCATAGCTGCGAACCGCTATCGCGTAGGACAGAACTTGGTGGGTCTCAAGAATGGAGTTAATCTAACGTACCGCACGCCAGGTTTGGAGAAGTTCGCGCACAACCTGCCCTTCCTGGACATCTCGGTCTACTTCAACGGCAGTCGTCTAGCGCTGCTTGATGACTATATGGTCATGGAATCTGGGGGCTTTGGGACGGGGTTCGACACGATCGTTTTGGCGGTACCGCCCCCGTTGTCGAATGATCACCTTCTCGCTGACTACATTTTGCAGGTGCCGTGATGGCAATAACCCTCAAGCGCTACAACAGTATCCGCCGAACGGATGATGTAGACGATCAGCAGGGTTCCCCGGCCATCCTGGGCGCACTTGTTGCGTCCACGACTCAAGAGGAACTGCAAGTTTTCTTTCTGAGTCGTTTGCGCCAGGTCATCTTCGGCGAGACCAGCGTTGAGCACTGGTATGACGATTTCCTGGGCGACGGGATCCTGAGCCTCAAGGACCTGTCCGTAGGGGCCGGGGTGCAGCTCGTTCGCGTTGGGGTTCCTTTAGTAGGCCCGCTTGATGGTACGAACCGTGTTTTTCGCACGACCCCCGACCATTTTGTTCACGACTTGAGCGGTAGTGGGAAAACGATTGAGGTCTGGCACAACGGTAGACGACTGGTTCAGACCGCGACGCAGAATCCAGGTGTCGGTGATTACTGGGTAGAAGAATCCGGCGGCGTAAGTACAGGGTACGACACAATAAACCTTTTGACATTTTCCCCTGTTGGTAGATCAACCCTTGTGGCCAACTACCAACGGGTCTGAATTAGGGAGTTTCAATCATGGCGCAGTTCTCTCGGTATAATGCATTGAGCCAACTTTTGGATGTGGCGGGTTCAGAGCGGCAGGCGGGCGATCGTCTGTTGACCGATGAGACGGGGGGCCTGGGCTCTCCCATCATCCTGAACTCAGGCGTTGTGGCCACGATCACGGCCTTCGCAAACCCGAACCTCACGGTGGGTGGTTTGACTGGTCAGTCGGCAGCCAGTATCGGCACGCTCATCTCGCTCCGGAATGCTGAGAAGGCGGGCAACAACGGCGTTTTCCGTGTCAACGCCAACTCCAGCGCCACGGTCAATATCCTGACTAATGCCAGCGGGTACTTCCCGGATGGCAACACCGGCAGCTTGATCTGGGAGCAGTACAACGCTGGCATAGCGGCTTCGATCGGTGCTGTGACGTTAGGTATCGTGACCATCACGGGCCTCCAGAACATGACCGCGAACTCGGTTGGCGGGTTCATCACGATTTCTGGGGCAGCTTCCGGAGCGAACAACGGGACCTTCCTGATCACTGAATTCGTCTCGGCCACGAGCGTCAAGTACGCCAACTCTGCCGGTGTGGCTTCGGACGCGAACAACCCGGCTATCGCGTGGGTTGAGCGTCTGCCCTACACCCTGAACGATGACTTGGATCTTGAGCGTTCGGACCGTACGTACATCAAGGGCGTCAACTACGACCAGCCGGTCCCGTCCTACACTCGCCCGACTCTCGTGGGCGTGAACATCCCGGTCAATCTTTCCAACATCGCGGGCAAGACCCTCGATGCCCATGCGAAGTCGATCAACAAGGGGCAGTTCGAGTGGCCCGTAGAGGTCACCCTCACGAACCTCTACGGAGCTGGCACGCTCAAGCACGCGGACTCCAGTGACACCACGGGTATACCTTGCTTCGATGCTGCCCCGTTCACGAGTGACTGGACGAGCTGCTTCGTTCAGGTTGTGGACGAGAACACGGGCGATGAGCTGGAGGTTCAGGCTGGTCCGCAGCAGGGGCAGCGCATCTTTGGTCAGACCTACGGGGGTGCTTCAAGTTCACCCAACAGCGTTGAGGTTCGTTGGTACTCGTGTGCCCTGAGCGAGAACATCGCCACCTCATCTACGGCGTACTCTTGGGAAAAGGGCGCTTCTGAGGCTAAGACCGGCACCACATCCGTGACGGTCGTTCCGGGTGTTTCCCCGGCTTCGGCTCTGACCGGCCTCACAGGCGGCGGTTTCGTTGCAGGTGACATCGGTACGTTCCTGACGATCACGGGTTCTGCCAACGCGGCGAACAACGGTACCTTCGTGATTCTCTCGGTGCAGTCTGGCACTGCGGTAACGGTCAGCAATGCGGCTGCGGTTGCCGAAGGTCCGACCGCTGCGGTCACGTGGCTCCAGAAGTGGATGGGGTCCGTCACGGTCGTTGCTGGTGCTAACGGCGCGATGGCCATCACAGGCCTTACAGCAGGCGGCTTCGTTGGTGGTGACGTGGAGTCTTGGTTGGTTATCAGTGGCCTTGCCAACGGTGCCAACAACGGGTCCTTCGTTATCGCTTCGGTTCAATCGGCAACTGCGGTTACGGTGCAGAACCATGCGGCGGTCTCTGAAGGCCCCACTGCTTCGGTCGAGTGGGCGCAGTACGCCAAGACGCAGCCTACGGTTGTCAACCTGGTCTACGGCTTCAATCAGCGTCTTGACCAGCTTGATCAGAACGCCTGGCGCTTTCCTATGGTTGGCGGTCTGGTGTCCGATGCGGATCTTCGCCAGGACATCATTGACCTTCAGTCCACGGGCGGTTGGGCTGACGGTACGACCAATCTCTCGACGTACCTCACGAACACGGGCTCGTTCTACATCTTCTCCACGCTGCCCGGTGGCGCTGGGGACACTGTAGTTGCAGCTCTCAATGC